GTAAAACGTACACAATTACAGGTTAGAGGATGGTAGATGAATTTGAAGAAATGCAATGCCATGAATGTTTATCAAATAATTTAAGGTTTGTTAAATTTGAAATGTGCAACAAAGTAAAAATACTACGCAAACAATGTTTTGATTGTGGGTGTTTGCATACACGTAATTATAAAAAAAATAGAGTTAAAGATTTTGATTCTATAATGGATATGGATAATGATTTTAGAAATAAATTTTATTATAACCAAAGAAACAAAAAGGCAATTAAAGATCTTTTCAGCTATTATGCACAAGAACATTTTTATAGACAAAAAAAATATTATAATGAGGTTTATTTAAATTCTGAAGAATGGGAACACAAAAGGGATTTGATTATGAAGTTTTATCATTATAAATGTCAAAAATGCAATTCAACTGCAACTGATGTGCATCATAAAACTTACAAAAATATTTTTAAAGAAAAGTTTGAGGATTTAATTCCATTGTGTAGGAGTTGCCATAAAAAAGAACACGAAAAAAAAGATGGGTAGAAAAGGACCAACACCACAACCAATTGCAGTGCTTAAAGCAAAAGGCACAATAAACGTGACACGTGCAAACGATCCTATTGCAGACACGAATGCATTGGATTGGGTACACAACGAAGTTCCATCACCACCTGAAGATTTGAATGATGTTGCAAAAAAAATGTGGACACAACAACTGATGCAGTCACAAAAACTTTATGGTTACATATCATTTATTGATCTGACTTTGTTTAAGGAATATTGTTATGTATATAGTGAACTTGAATGGTTAAAAGAAAATACAAAGGGAAGGTTTTATCTTGATGACAAGGGTGCAAAAAAAATTGATCCACTATACATGGAACTTAACAAATTAAGAAAGGACTTTTTAAGATTGTCGCAAGAGTTTGGATTTAGTCCAAGTGCAAGAACAAGAATACAACTACAACAAAAACCTGAAGAGGATAAAGACATTTATTCTGATGGCATTTAAAACCAATTTTAAAAATATCGATTTAGACAAATATTACTTTGATGAAAAGACTGCAAACATTGTGGTTCGATATATTGAAGAAAATGTTAAGCACGTAAAAGGTGACAAAGCTGGTGAGCCATTTATTTTGGAGCAATGGCAAAAGGATGATATTATTAAACCATTGTTTGGTTGGAAGCACAAAGCAACTGGACTTCGAAAATACACAAGTGCATACATTGAGATTCCAAAGAAGTCAGGCAAGTCATTTTTGGCTGCATCGATTGCGTGTGTTTTTATTGACATAGAACGTGAAGGGGGTTCAGAAATTGTTGGAGTTGCTTGGGGTAGAAAACAAGCTGGTTTGGTATTCGATGCAACAAAGCAAGTGATACAAAAATCACCAAGATTAAAATCAAAGTGCAATATATATAGAAACTCAATCACTGCACCTGACCACATTGGTGGTTTAAAAACATATCAAATATTGTCAAAAGAAGCTGGTGGTGAAGATGGTATAAATCCACAACTGGCCATCATTGATGAGTTGCACGTTCATAAAAATAATGAAGTTCTTGAGATGGTTGAGAAATCACAAGGTGCAAGGAAACAACCTTTGTCATTTATTATCACAACCGCTGGTTCTGATTTATATGGTATTGGATACCAAAGACATGAACAAGCCATTGACATTGCCAAAGGTTTGATTGAAGATGAAAGTCAACTGGTTTGTGTTTATGGTGCAGACAAAGAAGATGATCCGTTTGATGAACGTACTTGGAAAAAAGCAAATCCAAATTACAACATAAGTATTGGCAAACGTGCATATGAAAAGGAAGCAAACAAAGCAATGGTAAGTGCAGCAAGTTTAAACTCATTCAAAAGATACTATCTAAATGTATGGACACAATCAAAAGATGGATGGATAAATGATGAGGTATGGACCAAATCACATTGGGATTTTGATGATGAGATGTTGCGTGATTATCCTTGTTATGGTGGACTGGATTTGTCATCACGAAGTGACATCACTGCATTTTCTTTGGTTTGGAAAATAGATGAAAAGTATTATTCTAAAAATTGGTTTTGGTTACCTGAAGATAAAGGAACACAATCAGCGGACAAAAAAAACATTAATTATCGTGAATGGGTTCGTGATGAATACATTGAAGAAACAAGTGGCAATGTAATTGACTATGATTTTATAATATACAAACTTGGGCAACTTAACAAGTTATATGACATTCAATCTATTGCATATGATAATTGGAACTCACATCACATTGCTCCAAAGTTGTATGAAGAAGGGTTTGACCTGATTGAGTTTAGACAAGGGTTTAAATCTATGAATGCACCAACAAAAGAATTACAAGCAGCGGTTGAAAGTAAAAAGTTCAATCATGGCAACAATCCAGTGTTGCGTTGGATGGTTGGAAATGCTTCGGTTAAGTCTGATCCAGCTGGAAACATAAAACTCGAAAAAGATACACGTTCACCAAACAAAAAGATTGATGGATTGATTTCTAATATTATGGCATTTGGTTTGTGGCTGGACAAACCTGATTCAAACAAATCTTATTTAGAGGAAGGCAATTTGTATATTATATGAAAGTACCAAAAAAAATATATGATGTCCTGAACAATAAAAGAAACTTTGACTTTTTGTTTCTTGAGATGTTAAGACATCAATCACCTGAAGATGCGTATGATTCTGCACTTGATTTGGTTCGTAAATATGCACCACATTTTAAACACTACAAAGATTTTGATTCTTATCGTGTGATATTATCAAATAAAAACAATCGTGAGATTGAAGTTCCTGATGAAATAATTGATGCAGTGACAAAAGGAATTGATGATTTGTTTCATAAGCATTTAAAAAAAGTCAAGATTCGCAAAATGGCTTATGATCAATGCGTGAAAGAAATAAATATTTATTTGCCAAACTACAAACCATTTAAAAATTATCAATCATTTAAAGCATTGCAATCAATTAATTTTAAGAAAAAATAATATATAAAAATATTTGTATACATTTGTAACACAATATAACACAATATGGATTACAAATCATTTTTAAAAACAAAAGAAAAAAATTTTATTAGTTCAGGATTTGAAATTAATGAAAAAGATTTAAATGAAAATTTATTTGATTTTCAAAAACAAATAGTAAAAATAGCACTTTCAAAAGGTAGATTTGCTTTGTTTGAAGATTGCGGTTTAGGTAAAACAATACAACAATTGTCATGGGCTGAAGCAGTTTATAGTTATACAAATAAGCAAGTTTTAATATTAGCACCATTAGCAGTTGTTCAACAAACAAAAGATGAATGTTTGAAATTCGGAATAGATCAAAATTGTTTTGACATTACAAATTATGAGCAACTTAAAAACATAGATGTTTCAAAATATATTGGAGTAGTTTTAGATGAAAGCAGTATATTAAAAGGTAGAGATGGCAAGTTATCTAAATTAATTATAGATACTTTTAAAAACACTCCATATAAGTTAGCATGTACTGCTACACCATCACCAAATGATCATATGGAACTTGGTCAACATTCGGAGTTTTTAGGTGCTATGTCTTATCTTGAAATGTTAGCTATGTTTTTTGTTCATGATGGTGGGGAAACAAGCAAATGGAGATTAAGAAAACATGCTCAAGATGATTTTTGGAATTATGTATGTACATGGTCTATTTCTATTGATAATCCATGCAGATTAGGATTTAATGAAAAAAACTATAATTTGCCTGAAATAGAATATATTGAACATATTATTCCAGTTGAAAATAATACACAAACTTTATTTGGGGATGTTGCAGTAAGTGCAACAGATTTGCATAAAGATTTAAAAAGATCATTTGATAAACGTATTAATAAAACTATAGAATTAGTAAACTCTAATAATGAACAATGGATTGTTTGGACTTTAAAAAATGATGAAGCTTATGAATTAAATAAAGTTTTAGATAATAGTATAAATGTTCAGGGTTCAGATAAGCCAGAATACAAAGCAGAACATTTAAATGGTTTTGCAAAAAATAATTTTAAAACTCTAATAACAAAAACAAGCATTGCATCATTTGGTATGAATTATCAAAATTGTCATAATATGATATTTACTTCATATGATTTTAAATTTGAAGCATTTTATCAAGCAGTTAGAAGATGTTATCGTTTTGGTCAAAAAAACAAAGTTAAGGTTCATTTATTAGTTCCTGAAAGTCAAGTAAATGTTAGAAAAACTATATTACTAAAAGAAAAAAAACATTTTGAAATGATTGCTCAAATGAGTAAATATTCAAGTCAAACTAATTACAAATTAAATAAAACAAAAATCATGATTAATAACAAAGAAATAAAAACAGAAAACTATCATTTATTAAATGGAGATTGTGTTCAAGAAAGTAAAAAAATAAAAACAAATTCAATTGATTTATGTGTTTTTAGTCCTCCATTTGCTGAACTTTATGTTTATTCTGACAAACCTCAAGACATGGGAAATGTTTCTAATTATAATGAATTTGAAAAGCATTTTAGGTTTTTAATACCTGAAATAAAAAGAACATTGAAAGCTGGTAGAATATGTGCAGTACATTGCATGGATTTGCCAATTCAAAAAGGCAAAGAAGGATATATAGGTTTGCGTGACTTTAGCGGAATGTTAATTGATTGGTTTACAAAAGAAGGATTTATTTATCATGCTAAAACTACTATATGGAAAAATCCAGTCACTGAAATGCAAAGAACAAAAGCATTAGGATTATTACATAAAACAATAAAAAAAGATAGTGTGATGAGTAGAGTTGGTATTCCTGATTATATTTTATTTTTTAGAAATGAAGGTGAAAATGAAACACCAATACAACATCAAGATAAGGATCAAAGCTTACCAAATTACTTGCCAGTTGATTTGTGGCAAAAATATGCTTCACCAGTATGGATGGATGTTGATTATTCAAGAACATTGCAATATAGGTCTGGTCGAGATGGTAATGATGAAAAACATATATGTCCATTACAAATTGATACTATTGAAAGAATTATACATTTATATTCAAATGAAGGTGAAACAATATTTTCTCCATTTGGTGGTATTGGTAGCGAAGGATATACTGCATTAAAAATGAATAGAAAAAGTATAAGCATTGAGTTAAAAGAAAGCTATTTTAAATTAAATGCTGAAAATCACAAATCAATAGAATTTGACAATCAAAATGTTCTTAAACTTTTTTAGTTAAATATTTTACATATTTATAAAAAAGTAATGTTTCATTTTTGCAATAGTGAATTTATTTGGATTTGAAATCAAAAGAATCAATCCAGTTCTATCCGCAAAAAAAGGTTTCTTAAATGCAAACTTTGGTGGAATGATTGGAAGAACTCCAGTCACTGAACAAACTGCAATGGGTTTGTCAGCATATTGGGCTGGTGTAAGAAGAATAACAGAATCAGTGGCAATGTTGCCAGTTGAGGTTTTTCGCAAACAAAACGGAAGAAGGGAAATTGTTGCACATCCAACTGAATACTTGTTGAATGCTGAAGCAAACTACGAATCAATTTCATTTGATTTTACTCAAATATTAATTACATCAGCAATTAATCATGGTAATGGTTTGGCAATCATTGAACGTGATCAGTTTGGAACACCAACATCATTGGTCAATGTAACACGTGAACAATGTGAGCCAATCAAATATGATGATGAGATTTATTGGAAAGTTCAGGTCAAGGAAGCATACAACGAAACTGAATCATTATTGGTTAAAGATGCTGACATGATAAATCTTCGAGGGTTTGGAGTTGATCCAGTTGTTGGACTTTCGGCAATACAAGCACACAAACAAAATCTTGGTTTATCAATTGCAGCACAAGATTATGGAGCTGACTTTTATAACAAATCTGCAAGAATAGATGGTTTTATTGAATATGCTGGTGTGTTGAAACCTGAAACAAAAGAAGCAATCAGTCAACAATGGACTGCAAACTATGGACCAAACGGAACACGTGGAACTGCAATTCTTGATGCTGGTTCAAAATATCATCGTATAGGTTTACCGCCTGAAGATGCTCAATTTATAGAAACACGAAAATTCCAAAAGAATGAGATTGCAACCATTCTTGGAATACCATCACACATGATTAATGAGATGGAGAATTCAACGTTTTCAAACATTGAACACCAGTCAATTGAATTTGTGACTTATTCAATTGGAACGTGGATTGAAAAGATTGAGCAAGAATATAGAAGAAAATTATTAAAAGATACGGAAAAACTTGACCATTATTTCAAGCACAATGTTGATAGGTTATTGCGTACTGATGTAAAAACAAAAGGTGAGTATTATAGACTGATGACTGACATTGGTGCATATAGCATAAACGATGTACTTGAGTTAGAAGATAGAAATCCAATTGAAGGCGGTGATGAACGATATGTCCAAATAAATAGAATACCAATCCAAGACATGGATAATTATTATAAAAAGGAAGATGGCGAGTTATAGTGATTATCCTGATGCAGTTTCCAACAATGCAAAACGTGGCATTGAGTTAAATGAAAAGGTTGGAAACAAATGTGCAACACAAGTTGGAAAAGTTAGAGGTCAACAACTTGCAAATAAAGAACCAATCACTGAAGAAACCATCAAAAGGATGTATTCCTATTTGTCACGTGCTGAAGTATATTATGATCCTGACAACACTGAAGCGTGTGGAACAATATCGTTTTTATTGTGGGGTGGCAAAGCTGGATTAAGATGGTCAGAAAGTAAATTAAAAGAAATTAATAGAAAAGTAATGAATAAAATAGAAAGACTTGCAGAGGTTCGAAATATAAATGAAGTAGAGCGGACTGCACAATTTATAATTTCAACGGAGTCAATTGATAGACATGGTACATCATTTAAACTTGATGGTTGGGATTTGTCAACTTATGACCGCAATCCAATTGTTGGTTATAATCATGAAGTGAGTGGTTCTAATCCTGACACAATCATTGGAACATCACGAGTGTTTAGAGATGGCGATGCGTTGATTGGTGAAGTAACATTTGAACGTGAAGGAAACAATCCTTTGGCTGACAAAGTATTTAATAAAATGCAAGATGGTATTTTAAAGATGGCAAGTGTTGGTGCAATACCACACGAATATCGTTATGGCAAAGAAGAAGATGAGGATAGAAACACAATTTATTTCACACGCCAAGAATTGGTTGAGTGGTCAATTGTGAGTGCTGGTTCAAATCGTGATGCGTTCAAACGAAGTGCTGACCAAGTTGATGAACTTAAAAAATCACTGGAGGTTGAAGAAATTGTTGAACAAGAAATGGGACTTGAAACAAAATCAGCTTTGCGTAATTACAACAAAGTTAAAATTGTTACAAAATACCTATAATCAAATAATTGATTTTTGTAGTATTAAAATTTAGAAAATGAGAAATAGTAAAGTAATAAGAGAAGAAATCGGTGAGGTAAAAGTTGCCCTTGATGCTCTTGAAAATTTAGTATCT